AATTTTATAATCTTATTGTATTAGGCTAATCCTTTGACATTATCATAATTATCTTGAAAAGATAATTATATCGATATAATTAATTTTTTATTGTAGGAGGAAATATTTCATGCATGAATATAAGACTCTTTTAGATGAAGCCAGTTCTGGTCCGTTGTCTGGGATTTTAGATATCCTTGGATTAGATGCTGAAGCTATTGCTAGTGGAATTACAGGTACACTTGCAAAAAGCAAAATTCCTGGCGAATTTAAAATGACTAGCAATATTGCTAAAGAAGCCAAAGGGCTTACAGCTGTTTTCCCCGTATTAGTTAGTGAAGCAGTTGGTATTGAAGAAGCACAAATGATTACAAAGGCTGCAGAACGTAAATATGTTTCTATGTTGCAAATGTTGTTTGCAGCAAGTCAAATTACCGACGCTAAGAGTGCTCAAGCTTACTTAAAGAGATTCCACAACAATATCTCTACTACTCTTGATCTTAGTGATATGAATGTAGATGATGTAATTGATTTTGCCAATAAGCTTGATGAAGAAGTTAAAATTTCTGCATATGGGAATGCTAAGATTAATGAAGCAACCCAAGCAGTTCTTAAAGATCTTGCACACAATGATGATTACTATACTCAACTTAGTGAAGGAATTAATTCCTATTCTTTAAATGATTATAGCATTACTAAAGACTTTGGTGATTATAAAGCATTTAGAAAGAGTATTAGTGAAGAAACGAGAATTACAGATTCTGATCGTACTGAAACTAAGAAGTCTGGTAATAGCGGGGTTACAACTATTACAACAAAGACTACCGAAACTATTATCAAAGATAAGAGTACTCAAGAATTAGAAAAACTGCAAAAGCTTAAGACTCTTAGTGATATCTTAAAGAATGGTAGTAGCGTTTACAAAGATTCTGTTTCTAGAGTAAAAGATGCTTCTGAAATTCTTTCTAAACAGATTATCTCTACAGATATTAAGAAAGCTAATGAAGCAACTCCTAGCTTAATGATTATCAACTTTGTTACTCAAGCTAATGGTACAGATAATGAAATAGTTAATACAGCTGTAATTGGCGTAAAATGTATCATTCATTATGTATCTTCTAATGAAATGATGAATCGTATGGTTCTTAAGAATAATGATCGTCGTGGTTTATTTAATTTCATTCGAGCTACTACTGGAGAAATTAAATTCTTTAAAGATTTCTTATTCGCTGTAGATCGTGCTAAGATCGATGCCGTAGCAAAAACAAATAAAGGATCTGACTCTAAGATTTGGAAGATGCTTGAAATCCGTGCAAACCGTGCTAAGATCAATAATAAAGCTCGTGGTGATAATTCTGCATGTGCAGCTATTACAATGCTTGTACTTTCGACTGAAGAAGTAGAAGTAGTTAAGAGTGTGTATCGTGTAGACTTGAATAATTCTTCTACTATGCTTGGGGTTATGAGAGGGTATAACTTTATTGGTGTTGGTATTGTTGATGCTGTAAATGAAAAGATTAAGTTCTTATATGATGATGGAACTAAGAACTTTGAAACAATGTCCTTTATGGCTCTTGAACGTGAACAGAGTAGTGGGGAATATAAGAAAATGATTAATACTCTTGTGAAGGGGCGGTAATAAAAAATGATTCTTTTTGAACGTATTAATGAAGATAATAATACGGATGGCCGTGTAAATTCTCAATTAACTTCGGATAAAGCAGATACAAATCAGAATGGTGACAATATGATTATGAGTGATCCTAAGAATGGATTTGAAAATCCTGCTAGCCATTCTATTCCTAAACCGGCTAATGCTATTGGATCTGCAGCTAATAATCAACCCCAACAACAAGCTAATGTTCCTCAACCGCAAGTAAATGGACCTTATAATCGTGCTGTAGGAGAAGCTGTTATGACTCAACAATTTAAAGATATTATTTCTGAACACATGGATATTACAGATTATAAAACGATTAATCGTCTTTACAATCTTGATGAAGCAGAACAAAATACAGCACTTCTTTCTCTTACAAATCGTTTATATCAAATGATTGTAAATAAGATTGATACTTTTGATAAGGGTGATATTGCTCGTACTAAAGGTAATATTACAAAGTTACCTAAGTATAAAGATCTTTGTGAATGTGTTGGGGTATTGATGGGTATTTTTGAAAAGTATCATGAAGATACCAAACCCGTTCAAGAAATTAGTAATGCTATTTCTAATATTGAAAATCTTGATGATGTATTTACACAGTCTTATATGGCTAAAGTAGACTTTGGTCAAGTTATGTATGAAACAATGACTCTTGCTTGTATTAGTTCTGTTTCTTATATGATTGCTGCTTGCATCGAATATGTAAAAGATCCTAAGAAAGATGGACTTACCATTGTTCTTGATAAAACAGGTGTATCTAAAGTAAAAGAACATTTACTTTATGAAAATATTTGCAAATTTAATACAGCTTGCAAAACAGGCGATATTGAAAATGCACTTCGTCCTCTGATTAAAGCTAGAGCTAGAAACTTTGTAGGGGCTCTTGGTTTCATTAAAGCTGCCGCTATTGCTATTCCCTTGGTATTAGCTCTTATTCCCATGATCAAAGATGTAGTATATTACTTCTTTGCTGCTCGTCAGCGTGCATCTGCATATTTTGATATTCAAGGAGATTTTCTTGAAATGAATGCTTATGAATTAGAAGAAAACCCTAATATCCAAACAGATGGAGATAGAAAGACTGTAATCCGTAAGCAATTAGCTATTGCTAATAGTTTCCATAAGATTGCTGATAAATTAGCTGTAGAAGCTAAGACTGCTGAAAATAAAGCTACCACAGAAATTAAGAAGGATGATAAGAAACAAAAGATTGATGATATCAATACAGATCCTTCCTCTTCTGATGGACCTTTATTCTAGGAGTGGTAAATATGTTAATATATAAAAAACAAGTACAAACAAATCTTGAAAAAGATGATTATAATCTTGGATGGGAACCTGGTAAAGAATTAACAAGAGAAGAAAAAAATAATATTGAAAATGCATTAAAAGATTATGATTATAAAATTCCATCAGACATAATGAGATTTATAATTAAGCATTACAATGATATATTTATTTATTCTGAAGCAAAAAATACTTTTGATACAGAAGAGTGTCTTGGAATAACAATATACAGTTTCTTTAATTTTGATCCTTTGAATAAAGAAATAAATAATAAAGAATTAACCTATGATATCTATCAAGGAGGAAATTCTTTAGAATATGATGTTGATGCTATTGAAGGAACTGTATTTGAAAGAAATAAATTATATCCTATAATGGGTGCTTCTCGTGAAATGATTATATGCTGCGATTCTAAAGGATGCATTTTTATGGTTTGCCCTGAAGAAACCGTAACCAAGATTGCTGACTCTTTTGATGAGTTCTTGGGAAAATTATATATGAATAATTACTAATAATCGGAGGTTTCGTATAAATGATGATGTTTAAAAGAGCATCCAAAAGTAATGCGGATTTCATCCGTGAAGAATTGGAACGGCAAGCTCTTAAAGAAGATACAATTAATTTATATCCTGATAAAGATGTAGATCTTAATCATGATTTTGATGTATATGATACATACTATACAAAAAAAGATAAAGCTGTTGTAGATAAAGATATTTTAAACAACTTCTCTGAACAAGTTCGTACAGATTTGTTGACGAAATGTCTTTACGATGGAATGCTTAAGAAAGTTCTTAAAGAACAGTATGCAAATAAGCATGAAAAAGCTTTGGCTAAGAATCTTGTAAAGAATTTTATTAAAGAACACGGTACTATTAATTTGATTAACTCTTTTAAAAATAAAAGCGTTTATTTGAATGAATGGTATGAAGATATTGTAGCTTATCATGATGCTATTATGGAACAAGCAACAGCTGTTGCTGTGTCTGTAGGAATTCCTGAAAAGAATATTTTTGAAATCGAAGATAAGACTATTAAAGATTTTATCATTGATACAAAAGATACAATTCCTCATGATATTACAAAGATTATTACAAACCGTGTAGAAGATGCAGTATCTGATTTTGTAGATAGTAATAAGAAACAAAAAGAAGAACTTAGAAAAGTTTATGAAAAAGCTAAACAAAAGTTAGATACCATTGATGATATGGATAATACTATTAATTCTAATGATCCTTTAATGCAGGATTTTAATGGAGATCCTAATACAGAATTAGATCCGAAATATAATGTACAGCAAGAAGCAGTACGTATGATTCGCTCTAAACAACGTTCTTTTAGAGAACAAGCCAAGAATGTATTTTCTGTTATGACTGATAATACATTAGAAGTTATCCATCGGAATCAGATTATTAAAGAAGCTTATACTACTGGATTGAATAATCATATTGATTTCCAGAAATTGGTTAATGATACAAAAGTAATGTATTCCTTTATGGAATGTGTAAATACTTTAGGTATTATTGATCTTGATGAAAGTGAAATTGCTAGTATTTTGAATAAGATGAAGAACTCCATTCGGGAAGATAATAGTGTTCCTGGTAATACTCCTAGCACACCTAGTGCTCAGACACCAGCTCCTAAGAGCTCTGGAACTATGAGTGTTAATACTCCTTCATCTACTTCAGCACCTGCTATTTCTACTACTTCTGGAACTCATACGACTCCTCCTACATCTCCTAGTAGTACCCCTTCTAATTCTACAACTCCTGTTAATAACTCTACTCCTGGTATGATGTAAAAAAAATAAGGGTACTGCTAAATGCAGTACCCTATTTCTTGTTATTATATAAATTCTTTTACAATAGAAGCAGATTCAATTGCTTCTTTTTGAATTCCTTCAACAGTTCCTTTTGCCATCTTTCCAACAAAGTATCCCAAACAAATACTTCCTGCAAAAACAGCAATACCTTTTATTAATGTTTTTGCTTTTGTTTTATTATCTATTTTGTTAATTATAACTTCCTCTTCTTCTTTATTTTTTTCATCTTCATTCAAATCTTCTTCAGTATCAACCTCATCAATTATTTCTACTTGAGGTTTGGGAAGTTCATCTTCTTTCTTATTAATTTCTTTTTTAACTTCTTCTTCAATTAATTGTTTTAATTTATCTTCACTAATAGTAATATATTTTTCTTCTTTGATATCATTATTATTCATTGCAGCATAATTATTTTCCATTTTTTCTTCTCCTTTTTGAGCAATTTTATCAGAAATGCTTTTGTCTTTTACTTCTCTAGAATTCATAATTTCTTCATTATGATTTCTTTTGTCCCTAATTTTTCTATTCATTTCTTCTTCTCCCTTATTTAAATTTTCAAACTCAACAACATCTTCAAATCCAATACCTTCACTAATAAACTCAACTTCAGTATCACTATTAATTTCCTGATATTGAGGTGTTTTGGGAATTTTTGTTTTCTTTAAACTTACCATTCTTTTCTTTTTAGACATACTACTTCCTCCTCTTTAGTACTTTTAAAAAAAAGTTTAATAAAACAATATTTAATTAAATATTGGAAATCCTTATCTGGACTTCACTATAATAATATATAATTGATTATTTTAATAAAAACCCTAGGTAAGAGGATTTAACCTCTTACCTATAAGATTTTATATTTGAATAAGGTATGTTTTATCACTGATTTTTGCACAAGTGAAAAAAGAATCCAAACAGTTTATTTCAGTAACATATTTTACTTCTTCATTAGATAAGAAGCTTAAATCATTATTTAATAAGATATGCTTTAAACACATACGAATACATTCTACAAGGTAATTTGAAATATCTTTGTTAGAATTAGGATATATGTAAAGATAAGAATTTCCTGAATTATTATATAATACTTTATAGCAAATATTACCGTTCTTGATATCATCCCAATTATCAAGATATTCAGTAATATTGTCTACAGAGAAAACATTATTTTTTAAAAGATTGATTTTGATATCGTTATAATTTACCATGTCATTTGTAATAGAATCACACATTTTTAAATCGTTAATTAATCTCATTTATGATATACCATCCTTTATATTTTTAATTAAAGAATTTTATATCATCCAATCCAAGTCTCTTTGATGCTGATTTATATTGATATTTATTGTAAAGCATATTCATATATCTTAAAGTTATTTCTATTCTTGGTAGTTCAGAATAGTATTTATTAAAATTAGATTCGATTACAATAGAATCATCTACCCATATATTTCCAGTATACATATCCGAATATTTCTTTTCCACATTATCAAAGTCTGGTTTTGATAAAGGTCTTATCATTCCTAACTCTGCTAACATTTTTTCTTTGGAATTGAATATACTTGGGGTTTTAAAATATGCATCGTATTTAACACTACAAGGAGTATAAATAAGAGATTCTAGAAAATCAAAATCACTATTAGTTTTAAATTCTTGCATAAATTTTTTATCTGCTGCACCAGTTATAGAATAAACCTGAATAAATCCAGGATTGGATCTAGCATTTGCTAATATATTATTCCCTTTACTTTTAATAAATCTAGCTCTAGGTCTAGGAGATCCTTCAGGGATTTCATATATTACCACAAATAATTCAGGCATATAATACATTTGTTGTAGCATTTTATTCTTAGTATCTATTATATCTTTTAATTTAGCATCAGAAATTTTATATGTATCTATTATCCAGTTAATTCTCTCCTGATAATCTTTTGGTATCATAGAAAATTTCTGGTTATAAATTTCTGTTTTTTGTTTTCTTGTTTTGATTTTTATCACCTCCTATTTTTAGGATATCTGCTTTATTCATAGTGTTCCCTTATATATAAAAAAATATAGGTAAGTGGTTTCCCACTTACCTATATTTCTTATTCATCAATATTTGTTTTTTCAGCAATTTTTTGATTTAAAGATTCCAAATTTGAAATCCTTTCTTCTAATTCTCTAAGATTAGTATTTGTATCTTTTACATTTTTTCTAACCTCATCTGAATATATGTACAAACCAAATGCCCCAACAATTGCTCCAACTATAAAATCTGTTTTCATAATTATCCTCCTATTATAATGAATATTTAAATTATTATTCATTATAATAGTATATAATTACAATAAAATTTATTACATAATTGATCCATTACCAGATTGGTTTCCACCAAGATTATTCCATTTTCTATATACGGATCCCATAGCTTTACTCCAGAATGATACGATATTATCTTTAATAGCATTCTTACCCATTCTGGTAATCCAATATAATTTAATATATCTAAGCATATTAGGTTCTGCTATATTTACACCACACATATTAGCAAGATAGTCTAATTGTGCAGGATTTCCAATCATATCATTATCTCCCTTGCCAGTAGCCATGGCCATTACATCGTATAAGTCTTTAATACTTAATTGAACTGTGATCTGAGTGGGTAATCCATCCTGTGTCCATGCTTGAATATCACCACGTTGAATAGAACAGTTTGTTATAATACCCATATCTATATGGAAAAATGATTTATAAAATGCACGTACTAAGAAAGGAGATACATAAGTATTATCACCAGCAGATCTTGGCATACACAATCCAAGAATATGACACAATGGAACAAATATATTTAAATAGATAGATAGAGTATCACAATCAGGAGAGTCTAAACGAATAGTAACATCATAATTTCTCATAAAAGATGAATCAGCCCATATTTCTGGAAAGTACATGCGTCCACCAGCCATCATGGTATGCATATTATGAGTAAAAGATGAAAGAAGTCCCATCATACCATCGCTACTACTACCTTGATCTAATTTAGCTCTTTCATTCATATCCACACCAGCTAATTTACCAGCAGCTCCACCTAATAAAAAGTTTACCTCTTCTGCTAAGTCACCTACTTGATTTGCTGTAGATGCAAGACGAGATTGACGAGTACCATTCGAGAAACCTTCCTGTACCTGAGTTTCTGAATTTAGGTAAAAACCAACAGCACCTTTATTATAACTAGAAAAAGGATGTTGAGATGCTAATTCCCAGTTAAAACTTCCTAGCTTATCTTCATGACCATTTACATTTACTACTTCATCGTCTAGATTAAGAATAGTTGCTACAGTTCTACACATTTGATTTACAGCTCTAAAATAATCAGTAGGCATTGCTCTAAAATTATAATACCTTCCAGAATTATTTAAAAGTCTTCCAACTGCATTTTCATCAACTTCGCTTTTTGATATGCCGCTTAATAAGGCATTCTTTATTTTATCCTGTTGTTTGCTATTATATCCATGAAGAAAAGTTGCAACCCCTGCTTGCATTACTAAAATAGGAGATCTAGCTACAATTTTTTGTAAATATTTTCTACCAAAAGATGGATTATTCATAGTATTATCTACTCTAGTATCAGCAGTAGGGAGCCATTGATAAGGCATTCCAAACACAGCTCTTGTATTATGAATAGTCATCTTATTAAAATTTTCTATAAAATCAGATAATTCTTTTGCATAATCTGCAAGACTTTTTGATTCTTTTATATCTTTCAAAGTTTGCTCGTAATTCATAGCATTAGCTAATTTATTTCCTTCTGTAGCTGCTATTGTTAGAGCTTCTTTTTTTTCTTTACTAGCCTTTTTATCTATTACACTATCATAGCTAAGTTCATATTTATTATCATTTCCATCAGATATTACAACATAATCTTCTGTATATGCTACAACTTTAAAGTTACCACTATCTGATTTTGCAGAATCAACAATAGTCTTATTATTTAAATCTTTATCTTTTCCTTTTACATATACATCCATACCTACAATGGAAGAATCTATATCATCAACGTTTTGTCTAGCTTCCCCACCATGTAAGTTAAGATTCAATTTAGTAATTCTTTTTTTGATAGAATCTATTTGTTCTTTGTTTGCTATCTTTCTTAATCTATTGCTATCTAAAATATATCTTCCACCAATAGTCTTTAACCAACCATTTTCTTCAGATATAATATCTATAGTTTTCCCTTTATCTAAACCACTGACAATTTTCCCATCAGCAGAAGGTGTAGCTCTTAAAAGAATAGGTTCTAGAACTTTATATGTTTCCATTAAAAGTTTCCTCCTAAAAGATTAAATCATTATAAAAATGTCAGGGATAGCAATTATGCTATCCCTGAATTATTTTATCTATTAGCTATTGCTTGCATATTATCAATAATGGATTGATAATCACTCATATTAGTAGAATTAACTCTAGTAAAGTTACCATTACTATCTACTGTAGCATTTCTAGTAGATGCTGCAATTGCTTGAGATACTTTATCAGATCCTGCCGATGAAGCCTGATTTGAGGAAGCATTCTTAGCAAATGCAGTCGCTAATTGAACTATAGATGAGAGCAATTCATTGGTTTTAGATTGTTGAGCTATTAATTTATCAATCTTATTTCCTAAATCTATATTAGACTGAACTGAAGCCTGAACAGATGTGGGTTGAGTATAAGATTGACTTGTTGTAGTTTGTTGTAAATTGGAAGGAGAAGTTACAATAGTATCTCCATGTGCAGTAAGTTTATTATCTACTCTACTTGCATATTTAGGATCTTTGGATAAGATATCAATTGCTTGATCTCTTGTATATCCATTGTTTGTAAGATAGAGTATATCATTTTCTTCATAAGGAGATCTATTGGAAGTATTTGTAATCTGAGGTAGACTTATACCGCTCTTAAATCTATCTAAGAAATCTCTACCATAAGATTTAATACCATTCCAAGCATTCTTAAAGAATCCTTTAATTCCACCTCTACCAAATTTACCCATTCCTGTTTTACCTATTCTAGGCCTATTTCCAGGAACTCCTTTACCAACAACACCTTCAATAGATCCAGAGTTATTGTTGAATTTGACTCTTACTATTTTATTACCCATTCCATATTTAGAATGGGGAGAGAAATACATTTTTCCTCTGCCAAATTTACCAGAGCCAGAACTAGAAGTTTGAACTTTAGATAAATCATATGAATTAGGATTGATAGCACCAGTCATACCAGCACAATTAGGATCGCTAGAAATAGTATAATGAAGATGAGGTCCAGAACCAGCACCTGTATTACCAGATTTAGCAACTATAGTACCAGCTTTTACTACATCACCTTTAGATACTAATTGTTCAGACAAGTGAGCAAATAAGTGATAATTACCAGCAGAGTCTTTAATAGAAACGAAATTACCATATCCATTAGGCTGAGACCCAACATCATCAACAGGTCCATCTACAAGAGTAGGGATAGGAGTTCCTTCATCTACACCATAATCTATACCATTATGAGTATGACCAGGTCTATCTTCTCCAAAAGGTCCTGTTATAGGAGCACCGCCCAAAGCTTTTTGCATACCTTCTGCAGCACTTCCGCTTTGAGGAACAGATACGGATCCTCCGCCACCAGACTGATTTCCTCCACTACTTCCTCCATTGGAATCGGATCCAATGTTTAAGATACTAGCAAAAGGATTATCGCTACCAAATAAGAATTTCAGACTGTCTCCAAAATAAGAACTTGTAGCACCTAGTATAGATTTACCAATAGCTTTTGTAGCTTTAGACAAAGGAGCAGAAATAGCTTCAGCCATACCAGAGATTTTACCAAAGAATCCTTTAGTATAATCATCCCCACTATTTAAAGAAGGTTTAGCATTGTTTACAGAATTTGCTAATCCATTACTAACAACATTTCCTGTTTTTTCATTCATCTTAGATGATAAATTATAATTAGTATCTTTCTTAGTTGTATCTTGTAAACTTGCATTCATTCCAAAACTATAAGGATTATATCCACTATTAGGATCTAGGAAATTTGTATCTCCTCTACCCCATAAAGATTTTCCTCTACCAAATCTACTGTGTTTTCCTTTACCAGAATTAGAGTTGTTATTTCCACTCTGGCCTTTATTACCACCAGTTATATCACCTTCACCATCAAGTATTTGGTGAGCAGAGGCTTTTCTTCTTGGATAGCTTGATGTGTCTCCACTAACTTCGAATCCTTGTTCCCATTGTTCTACGGCTGTATCAAGATCACTAGATAATCCGCCTAATATTTTATTATAATTTCCTCCAGGACCTATTTCTAGCCACAGCATGTCTAATTGAACTCCTAAATCATTCCATTGTTTTCCTCTGTTTTTGGCTATATTATCTAAAGTAGTTGCACGACTATCTAACCACTGGCAAATACCTTTAGCACCACTGCTAGAATTTACAGAAGAGGGATTATATTCTGATTCGGCTTCAATATTACCACAAATAGCAGCGGCTTGAATTTTGCTCAATCCTTTACCGATTAAGAAATCCCAGATTTGCTTAGCATTCTTAGCTTTATCTCCACTTACGGCACCACTAGATCCACTATTATTAGAAGAACTTCCTCCATCTCCGAAACTGATGGCCTTTTCGAATATAGATGCAACATTGCTAAAAGCTCCAAAGAATGTCTTAACTTCTTTCTTATCTCCAGATGAAGATGAAGATGATCCATTTTTAGCACTACCAGGATCTACTTTGCCAAATCTAGAAGTTTCTATTAATCTTGCATTTGGAGGAGAAGAAGGAATTTCATTAAGAGCATTCCTCATACCATTAGCATATTCTTCTACAGATGCTCCAAAATATCCATTATGTTTCAATCTTTGAGCAAAATCATCAACATCTTTAGAACCACCAAGAGGGGGATCGTCACATCTATTACAGTACCAAGCATAATATTCTGCCCATTGTTCTTCATTATCAAAGTGCTTGTAATAGTTTCCACCATCAGGTTGTTTCATTGATGAAGTAGAAGGTTCATTTTGTGTCATACCACCAAAGTTATAATCTTCTACAGCTAAATCAGATGTAAATCCACCAGATTCATGATACCATTGAGCATATATTAATTTCTTATCAATATTAGTTTTTCCTTCTGCCCATGCAGCTAATGCCCACATCTTTTCAGCAGAAGTTTTTCCTCTACCATAGCGAGATCTAATTCTAGGACCCATTCCATATCTAGTTGATCTATAACTGGTTAAAGAAGATCTACCTTTTCCGTAATATCTGCTTCTACCATATTTACCAGAACCATATCTCTTGGATCTAGCACTAATAGCTACTGTAGATTTAGATAATACATCATTAGCTTTATATACTTTATTAGGTTGATCTGATTCAGGATCCTGAACTATTACATTTCCTCTACTATCTATACCAGTAGCAGTTACATAATGAGGGTTTTCAGCATATGGAGTTCTATTAGATTCTCCATTAGAATCTTGTCCCATTAATACTACAGGATTTCCAGCTTTTAAAGAAGCCTTAATAGATGAAGGATCATGTAAACTTTCTGTAGATACACCAGCTCTTCCCATGAAATTATTAAAGAATTCAGGTCTTGTACCACCATCAGTTTCTTTATATCCACTCTTAAGAGCATATTGTGCAGCTACTCTAGGATCTACATCAATACCAAGAGATGATAATGCATTAGAAGCAGATACAGGTCCGCATCCAGAATCAGCCATAGATTGAACTTCAGAGTCTGCTGAAGAATTAAATGGCATAGAATAAGCAGGATCTAATTGAGAATAGAAATTACCTCTTCCATATCTAGAATGTTTTCCTTTTCCATCTTTCTTCTTATCATCATCACTACTATCTCCACCAAAGTATTTATTTAGTTTTTCTCTAGCAGTTTTTCTAAGATCATCTAATTTTTCTGCCCCATAATTTATAGTTTCTTTGCCTTTATTTACAACACTAGTCCATCCTTCAGATAAACCAGTCTTAAAGTCATTCCACTTTTCAGCTGCAGTGTTAGCTAACCAAGTAGCATTATTAGATACCCAATCTTTACCTTTACTGATTATTTCACTTATAGAATTGGCTCCATTACTAACCATTTTCTTAAGTTTATCAACGAATCCTTGACTATTGCTATCATTAGATCCACCTTCTGCAATACTATCAACAGTAGACTGATCATCTTTACGTCCTTTTTCTCTTCTTAATTCTTCTAATTCTTTCTTTCCGAATCCAAAGAAAGGACCGATATATTCAATAGCTAATTCAAGAGCAAAATCTTCAGGTAAGATTACTCCTAAGAAAGGAATAGCACCAACTAATGCTGTTACGATACCAGCTACAACTTTCATACCAGTTGTTGCTGTACCTTCTTTAAGTTTAAGCATTTCATCTGCATTTTGATAACCTTTATAGAAGTCATAAATAGCAAAACCAGCAGTAACAGCTATACCAATTACTGCACCAACACCAGTTGCTGATACAGCGGTAACAGCAGTAGATTTAGCTAATTTAGCAACAGCTTTAGCCATATTAGCGGGTTTGGCAGCATTTTCTAAGATCTTAGCTCCGAAATTCATAATGTATTTTGCAGCTTTACCACCATTAGGAATTACATCAACAATCTTAGATGTAAATTTGGTAATGCCTTCTTTAAGCTTAACCAATAAGGCCTTTACCATTTCTGTATTTTTACCACCATTAGAAGCTAAATCTTCAGCTCCATTAGCTAATTGCTTTTCTGTTTTTGCTAATTCAGAAAGCTTATTTGGAACAGCACCACGTTCTGCTACATATTTATTCAATGCATCAGAAGTATATACTTCTCCTTCAGTACCAAATACTTTACCATTGATTCCAAATTTAGAAGCAATGTCAGATATACCCATCCCTTTGATACCTAACTTATTTCCTAAGTAATTAATAGCTTTAGTTGAAGCGTAACCAGTAGCCGTATCCACTGCAAAATCTGTACCACTTACTTCTTGACCAGTAGCAAGATTATAAAGCTGTTTAGCAGCAGCACCTGCAGCACCAGTTCCTAATGCACCAGCACCTAAGAACTTAGAAGCTAACGCACCACCAGCACCGAATGCTAAATCTTTAGGAGCTTCTCCTGCAGCTTTAGCAGCAGCTTCTTCATCGCCATTAGCTTTTGCATCTATATATTGGTATGCATCTATTAATGCAGGAAGTCCAGCACCTACTAAACCAGAACCTTTTTCAAGTACAGAACCAGCTTTGCCTAAACCAGCACCTAATTTTCCTAAAGGTCCAGCAACTTTACCTTCTGTAGTGTATTTTGCATTTTCAAAACCCTTTTTAATAGGATCAGGTATTTTTTCTTTTACCCAGCCTTTAACGTTATCCCAAATGCTAGATGCTCCTTGCTTTAATACATCTTTGCCTTTTCCAAGCATACTTGCTATTGCTGGCCCCAAAACTGGAATACTAAGTAAAGGCATTAAAAGATTATCTAATAATCCACCAGCACCACCAAGAAGTCCATCTAATAAACCGCCAGACGATTTGCTGCTTTTAGCTTTGGCACCAATACCTACACCAGCACCTATTTTATTAGCAATAGATTCTAAGGCTATTGTAGATCTTTCTTGTAAAGCAAGTTTGTGTTTATTTTTAGCATTAATTTCTCTATTGTGTTTATTAGGTAATTCCATCATCTGACCATCTGAAGATGAAATACCATATTCTTTTACATCACCATCACCAGTAGGAACTGTGGTGACATTTTTACCATTCTTTCCTTTAGTAATAGATCCGACACCAATAGAAGAAGTAGAGGCATTTGTAATACTACCAGCATCTAATTCATGAACATCTCTAGCTATTTCATCTTTGGTACGCATTTCAGTAGGTTT